TTGCGGAAGAGAACAAGTATATTCTGGAAACTAATCCAGAAGCTGAACACATTTATATGGAGAAAGTGATTGTAGAGTATGGCAAGATTCTCGATCCCGCTGAATACAAAGCTTCCTGAAGACTTTGTACTAAACACCTTTATTCCTTTTCTCAAGGAACATAAGGAATACATCTACGATATTTACTTCACCTGTCGTATGCCGCCGTTTGTGCAGGATGCGATGGGTGATGTTATTGATGGGGACATGAGAGATACTACTCTCAATGCCTTGTTTGTTTCTCAGGAGACAGGTATCCCCCTGTCTGCTACATTTAATAATATCCAAGTTCCACCTACTCAAGAGAACCTGGATATTTTCATTGAGAATTTTAGATTCCTGTATGATGCAGGAGTTCGTATCATTACTATTCCACATACATCATGGGTGTTGACTGGACAGTTGCAGAAGGAGTTTCCCGAACTGTTCATCAAAAACACTATCCTTAGGGAAGTTACTAGACCTAATGAAATTGTAAACCTAGCAAAAGCAGGGTTTCATTATGTCAACCTAGATAGAGATCTCATGCGTGACAGAGATACTCTACTGAGAATCAAAGAAGCAAAAGAATACTGTGCTGAGATTGGCAAACCAGTCAAGATCTCACTACTTGCTAACGAGTGGTGCTGGGGTGGTTGTCCTATCATGCCAGAACACTATCACTATAATATGGTGAGAGAGAAAGATGATCCTCAGTATTTCAATACCAGTTTGAGTAGAGTATCTTGTTCTACCTGGGACGAGAGAGATCCTGCTGCATCACTGAAAGCAGCAACCATTCCACCATGGAAAAAAGATTGGGAAGAGTTTCTTGATCTAGGTATTGATGTATTCAAGATGCATGGCAGAGAGAATGCAATGCGTCTTATGGAAAGCATGGACATCATCAAGAGATGGGCAGCAGATGAGGAGTTGCTACACCCACAGTTCAATGACTACATTGAAGATGTAACTCTCGAAGAAAAACCAATTGATATTTGGAGAGAGAAGATCAAGACATGTGGTTTTGATTGTTGGAAGTGCAACTACTGCGACTCTGTTGTGCAATCTAGAATGAAGAGAAGCGATAGACACTTTGATGAGGATATCGAATTGGTTCTGTCATCTATTGAAAAAGCAGCAAGAGGTGATAGTGAGTTTGTAGAAGAGGGATTTAATTACGAAGGATTATCTTCTAATACTGTAAGACACTTCTTGAATAATCTACTATCCAAACCTGACGCTATCTACATGGAATTGGGTGTACATGCTGGTAGTACATTCTTTGCTGCTACCATGAACAGAGATGTAGAAGCGTTTGCTGTTGATGATTATTCAGAGAAAGAGATCTCTCCATTTAGAGATGACATTGAAATGGAATCATATGATGATCCAAAAAAGATTTTCTTCCGTGGATTGAGAGAGAAGCAATACTTCTGTCCCAATACTATTCAGGATCTGACTCCCAGACACGTACATAAACAACCCAATGTTATTTTCTATGACGCTGATCACGATCCACAAGCTCAATATGATAATCTCACATTCCTGATTCCAGCATTCGCAGACAAGTTTATTCTTGTTATTGATGATGCAAACTTTATTGGTGTTGTGCAAGCAGCAGAGTTCTTTGTAAAAGAGAACAACTTAAATCTTTTATTTGAAAGAAAGATTCTAACCAAGATTCCAGAAGATCCTAATGGATGGTGGAATGGTATACATGTTATGGTAATTTCAAAATGAATTCATTTCGACATCAGTATATGATAGTTCATCTAGACGATGATTTTTTTCCATTGCTAGAGAAAGCTTTGAAACCATACAATGAGTATGAACAATGCAAGACTGATCAATGGGATGGACAAAATTATACTAGTGAAGATCATCCAGATAGAAGTTCAAAGGCTTGTTGGGTAGATGACACAAATGTGTATGAATTAGTTGATGGTCTCATACAATTTGCAAATAAAAAATGCGAGTGGAATTTGGATGTTGATTATATCGAACCACTTCAATTGACAAAGTATGATGTTGGTGATTTCTATGGTTGGCATATTGACGAATCCAATTGGAGTCCTGGTAAGAGAGAAAATAATAGAATTAGAAAAATTAGTTTCACTGTTCTACTCAATGATGATTTTGAGGGTGGTGAATTTGAAATACATACATCAGAAAAAAAGGTGATAGAATTGAAGAAGAAAGACATTATTCTTTTTCATGCCGATACACCACATCAAGTCAAACCTGTTACATCTGGTGTTAGACATTCTCTAGTTGGTTGGACACAAGGACCTGCATACAAATGAATTTTATTAAAGAATATAAATTTGAAGATCTATCCATATGTGATAGATTGATTGAATTATTTCATGACGCTAAGGAAGCAGACCTAACTTATGCTGGTCGCGTTGGCGGAGGCAGTGTCATTCCAGAAATTAAAAAGAGTGAAGACTTTTTTGTGGAAGATGGTGAACCTCTAGGACCACCAGAGAAATATAAATTTGATTCTTATAAGAGAGAACTTGATAGATTCATTCAATCGTATCTAGAAGATTTGACAATTCAAGGGCATGAGTTTGTAATGCAACGTTTGCCTCAGATTCAATACTATCAACCTGGAGATGGATTTTACACCTGGCATGTTGATGGTTCTGGCAAAGATGGATGTGATAGAGCATTTGTATACATTACATATCTAAATGATGTTCCAGATGGTGGCACAGAATTTTTCTATCAAGATTATACTGTCAAAGCAGAAAAAGGTAAGACAGTAATTTTTCCCGCTGGAGTAACTCACAAACACAGGGGACAAATCTCAGAAACTCAAGAGAAATATATCATGACTGGTTGGCTTTGGTGGGTATGAATAAACCGATTGTTATTAATAACGTTCTATCAAAATCAGAACGACTTACTTTGTGGGACTACTTTGATCGTAAATCACCTTCTATGAATAGTCTTGCCACGTGGACGTACAACAATGCGTCTTATGGTCAGGGCGATCCTGTGTCATGGCAACATCCTCTTAGGACAGATTTGATCTTTACTAAGTGCGCTACTACAGTTAGATTGAAAATGATGAAGCACTTGCGTAGAGATATCAAACTATGCAAGATCCATGCTAATGGTCAGACTGCAGGTCAGAATACTCTCTTCCATAAAGATTGGGAAGAACATGGAGTATGGACGTTCATCTATTTTAACCAACCATACTGGAATGTAGAATGGGGAGGAGAGTTTGTATGTCAGACTCCCGATGAAGAATATCATTTTACTCCATATGTTCCTAACAGTGGTGTATTCATTCCATCTAACTGGTTACACAAAGGTCAACCTCCTAATAGTTTGATTGGTAATGAACTCAGGACTACCATAGCATTCTCATTTTGTGATCCTGATATCCATGATAAAATTATTGCACAAACAAAAAGAAAATGGTATTAGGAATCAAACAATACCCTGTCGATATTGATGCTGACGAACTCATAGAATTCATCGATGCTTCTATTGCAGAGGGCAGTCTTTCTAAGAAGATGGCTCACGTATCTAAACTTACTTTCAATGACGGTAAGGATGATTTCTTAGAGCAAGATAACCCTATGATCAAAAAACTTAGATGGTCATTCTACGATGCTTGTTCTAGGTTTTGGGGTATGGATATATTTGATTACAATATGAATTCGTGGGTGTATGTTGATTGGGATAAAAATCCGATAGAACCATACATGCACTGCCATAACCCAGAGAATCCATTTACGTTGTCTGGTATAATGTATGTGAAGTTAGGTGAGTCTGGAACTACTATGTTCCCCATGCCAAGAAGAGACCCGTATTACTTACCAAGTAATTTAATGACGTGGTTTATATTTCCATCGAATCTACCACATACACCTGGCAAAGGAGTGGAAGATCAAAAACGATATAGTATAAGTGCTGATTTGTATCCATGATTTATCAACAAAGTAATCTTTCATTTATATCTGAGAAGATACCAGACAACTTATACAGAGATCTTCTTGCTTATACAAGAAATCGTAGAGGAGATGAGACATGGAACTACAACACAAGATTGGCTGGTGCTCTAGAACAACAGTCAAGTTTGTCTGAGTGGAAGTATGAATGTCCTGGATTTGAAGACTATGTTGTTGATTTGTCTAGAGATCTATGGAATGAAGTATATAAAACTTGTCCATGGGATTTTCAAGAGACAAGAGACGTATCACCTTTTATCAAACTAAGAAACCTTTGGGTAAATTACCAAAGACAGAATGAATACAATCCAGTCCATACACACTCTGGTATTGTAAGTTTTGTTATCTTTGTCAATATACCATACGGAGCAGAAGAGAGAACCACTCATAGTAGTAATGGTGCGTTTCAGTTAGAAGCAGAAGTATTACCAGTTGATAAATCTTGGAATGGTGTTATACTTATGTTCCCGTCCACCACAAAACATGCAGTCTATCCATTCAAATCTACTACTGATGAGCGAGTGACTGTATCTGGAAATCTTACTTGGAATGTGGAGGGACCAGATGAAGAACATTATTAAAGACAATTGCATCAATCCTAACTACCAAAATCTCATCGAAGAAACTATGAGATTTGATACAGATTTTAGGTGGGTCTACCATGACAATCTATCCGAAGATGGAGAGAGTCAACTACCAGGATTCTCTCATATGTTTTTGTTAGATGGTAAATCTACTACATCATACACTGGATTGTTTATGCCGCTGTTATTTGAAGCGTGTTATAATACAGGTATCAGTGTTTCGAAAGTCATCCGTGGTAGATGTTTTTTGCAGACACCTGGCATTAGACATAAAGAATATGATTCTATGCATGTAGATCTGGCAGATCCACATATGGTATGTCTGTATTATGTCAATGATAGTGACGGTGATACGTATTTTAGTGAAAGGATGTACGGAGATCCGATTGCCGAATATCCCATAAATAGCACTGTCACACCAAAGAAAGGACGTTGTGTGTTCTTTGATGGTTTGCGCTTTCATTCAAGTAGTAAACCTACACACAACTCTCGATTTGTCATCAACTTTAATTTCATTCCCTGAATAATTATGGACCCAGCAGCACTAAAGAAAAACTTTGAGGAGCAAATTGCTACTACAGTAAAGCAAATTGGAGAACTCGAAGAGAACTTGCGTAAAGCAAAAGAATATAAAATCAAACTAGAAGGAGGTCTTGAGACTCTCGGACTTCTAGAGGGAGAACCAGAAGCACCAGCAGAAGAAACTCCCGCTGAATAAATACTAAATCCCTTCTTCCTAAATAGGTAAGAAGGGATTTTTTGTGTGTAATGGCATCTCCAAATTCAAGAGCTGAACTCATCACATATTGTAAGAGACAGCTTGGTGAGCCTGTCCTACAAGTAAACATTGACGACGAACAGGTTAATAACGTTATTGATGACACGTATCAGTTCTTCCAAGAGAACTGCTACAACGGTATGGAGCGTGCATATCTATTCCACGAAATCACTGCTGACGATAAGACAAGGTTTGCTGCTAGTGTAAAAACTACAACTGGCACAACTGACTGGAAAGAAACAACAAACTACATTGACATCCCGTCTCATGTAGTTGGCATTACCAGAGTCTTTGGTCTTGTCAGCAATTCAATCCGTTCTAATCTTTTTGGTGTTGAGTATCAGTTGTTCCTGAACGACTTGTATGCGTTTGGATCACTTGATATCCTCAACTACTATATGAATAAACAGTATCTAGAAACTCTAGATATGGTCCTCAACAATGGATCATTCCAGCAGTTCAGATACACAATGCGTCGTGATCGTCTCTATATGGATCTAGACAAAGACTTCCTCAAAGAAGGATCTAACATCCTGATTGAGTGTCATCGTCTTATCGATCCTACAGATGCTACAGAGATGAACAATGATATGTTTGTCAAGAGATATGCTACTGCTCTCATGAAGAAGCAGTGGGGTCAGAACTTGATTAAGTATAACAATGTTCAGTTGCCTGGTGGCATCACTCTAAATGGTAGAGAACTATACACAGACGCACTAGCAGAAATTGAGAAAATCGAAAGCGAAGTTCTCAGCAAGTATGCAATCCCACCAATGGATATGATCGGATAAGATGCCTACCAGTCCCTACTTTCCAACTTACTACCA